GTCGCTACCATCCATATACAACCATCAGAAATAACACCACATAAACCAATAGGATTATCATTATCATCAGCTATAGCCATGTTTGTTTGACCGTATAAGTAAGACAGTTGTAGTGCTTCTTCTGGTTGTTTTCCTGTCTGATAGTAGGCTTCCATCTTATCCATATTTCTCATGTGTTTTACAACATGATTAAGATCGCTGAGTTTTGATTTTCTTAGATACCCCATTAAATACGTCTTGACCTCATATGGAACATAGCTTCATATTCAGCACTTGATAAGACTGTTGGTAAGAAGGTGTCATTCTTTACATCAATACTAACTCTATCTGCTCTACTCATTATTGGTACTTTAAATGTACCTGTCTCTAAATTAATCTGACCAATAGAAGCAGATGAAGAACCAAGTAAACGACCAGTAAATTTATGTGTAGAGGTTGTATTGTTATCAGGTGTTACTTCTACTTTAAAAAAACCAGTATCTTCAAACTTGATATAAAAATGTTTTAGTTGTAAGCGACCACTAATAATTTCACCACTCTTTTGTCCTCCTGATGATTCGGTAAGACGTTGTGATGAAAATCTATAGTGCATTGTGAAAGGTTCACCAATAATAAATTTACTATTTCTGTAATCTCCATTAGCTGTAATAGTGGCAGTAGTACCATTAGCTGTATTTGTTGATGAAATGACTTGTCCTGGTTTTAAAGGTTGTGTATTACCTTGAGTATCAACGTAAGTACTAGTTTCTCCTGATGCTAAATATCTACCAATAATTTCCATTGCAGCATTTAATTTATATGGAACGGTAAAAGTACTAACATCCGTAGCAGAGTCATAAGCAACAGAAACTCCTGTTGTTGCTTCTGTTATCTTACGATCTAAATGATATTCAAATTCTGCATTAGGTTCTTTAAAATCTGATGCAAAAGGTATTTTTTCTAAATCAACTTCGGTATTACCAGAAGCGACAATTTTTTCTGTTACTACAAATAATTCAGTACCAATAAAATCTATATTCTTAATAGCTCTGCCATCATCAAACGTATAAGTAAACCAAGAGTTTAATATCTTCTCTGATCTTGATCCATACAGCCATCTGTTTACATAAAGAATATTAGGATTTGTTGCACCTAATAAGACTAAGACATCTTCATTAGTTGATACTGCAACCTTATAAATATCATTTGGTATCAGTCTTGGAATGTGAATAGTAATATTAGAAGCATCTTTTACTTCTATCCCTTGTTGAGATATATATTCTCTTACACCAGAAAAGTCTCCTTTCTTTGTTAGGTAATAAATAGAACTACCAGAACCTACAGGTGGTGCAGAATCAGTTGATTCAAATTCAGTCGTAACAATTACGTTAGCTGTTTTAGGTGTTAAAGAATCAGATGAAGACGTTAGGTTAAATTGTGTTTGATCAGAAAATAATATTAATTTCTCACCCATGTTGATAGCATTTTTTAAGATCGCAACTTTGGTATGAGATGCAGCTACATCAATAGGATCACTGTCTATAACACTTAATACAGTCTCTGGAAAAAAGTTAAAAAACTCAGATACTCTTGATAAGACGACATTATCATCAGCTAAAAACCCTAGTCTGTTTCTAAAGAAAAATACGTTATTAATTTTAGAACCAATAAAGGAAGGGCTAGGTGCTGAATCTAAATCACCTACAGTCCTTTCTCCCCATGTAGGTAAAGAATAAAAATCTATTGCGCCATATTTTATGGTTCCACTTGTTGTTAATGAACTTGCTGCTGTAAGAGTAAATGTATTGTCATCTATTTTTGTTAATGTAAAGTCTCCATCAACTGCATTACCACTTGTATAATCTACTCTTATATTCATACCAGTTTGCAGTCTATGATGATTTCTAGTAACAGTTACAGTAGTTCCTGATTGACTGTATGTTCCTACATCATGAAAAGATGTATAAGTACCTCCACCAACTTTTGCAAATCTAAAATCTCCGTCTGGTTGTCTAATTAAAACATGAGGCATAGTGCCGTAATCAAATTTAAAAGTAATACCTGCCTCTACTGATTCTTCCCACTGTCCTTCTTCAAACGTACCTCCGTTATTAGTAACAAACTTAACGTAGTAATTATCAAAATTTGTTTGTTCATCTCCTTTTACCTCAACTACCATTCCATTAGGTGCAACTGTTGGTAGGTCAGAAAACTGCTGGACTGTATTTTTTACAGTTGTTATATGTGTATTACCTTGAGTATCAGTAGAATCTATTGAAAAATTTGAATTATCATTTTTCTTAATATGTAATACAGGACCATTACGAACAATAGTAAAACCACTAAGACCAGAATCAAGACCACTCTTTATTGCTGTTGCAACAGTAGCTGTACTAAGGGGGTTATCTGATGAGGTGTCTTTATTTACTGTTACCCCATCGACTGTGACTGTATAAGTAGTGTTGTCTGTAACTTGGTTAAAGAAGACTATTGCTTGTGTTCCGCTACCTGTTGATAAGGTCGAATCCATTTCAGTAGAAATAGTTGTATTAACAACAAAGGTAAAGTCTGCAATGGTTATAGTTTTAATCTGGGATCTGGGAGTAGTGCAAGATAAATAACTAACACCATCAGGTTTATTTACAGTCTTTTCTGTACCATCTAATTCAAATACTCTTACATTATTAGTTGTAAAAATAACAGTATATCTTTCTGTAATATCTCTGTTGATAGTTGCTATATGAGGATTACCGATAGTAGTTTCACCACTAATTAAATTGGTTACAAACTGTGTACCAGAACGCTTTGCGAGACCTAATACAGGATCGCTATTAGCATTGTCTTGTATATCTGCATGATCAGCTTGTTTAGTTGAATCAGAAGCTTGTGAGACTCCTCTAAGTAATGTAGGGATTGCTCTTGATACTACAGCCATAGTTACCTAATGAGTGCGTTTGCAGGTGAATAAGTATCAAAGACACTTGTTAAAGATGGATCACCTCTTAAGACGTTATGATCAGCATTACTTAAATCAGTTTCCATAAGTACTGCTCTTGCTCTGGTTTCGTCTTGTTGTGTGTAAGTTCTTAACCCATCATCACTAACTAATCTATCAACAAAGATACGAGCAGCTTTGATTGTTATATATCTTCTTGCAGGTTCTGGTATCTCATCAAATGTTCGGAAGTAAACAGCAGTGCAGATAAGATCTTCATCAAATTCAAATTTATTATTTAATCTGTCATACATTTTTAATCCACGTTGAATAGGATCAACATTTGGATGTTGATGAATATTGGCATCTATTCTTAAAATATCAGTCGGTAAAGCTATTTGTTTAGTAGTACCATCTCTAGTCAAAGTAACATCTATTTCTGTATTAAAACTCCAACCTTCGTTCTGTACATCTTTGTTTACTTCAGCAAGAGTTGATTGAGCAAGACGAGCATCAACAGGAAGAGTACCTGTAAGACTGTTTATAGGAGACTCTCCTATAGCAGCCAACATAATGTTGACGCTTTCTAGTTCAGTGGTTGCAGCAACAGTCATAATTAAATCCTATTTAATTTTAAGGTCTTTTCTTGATCCTTGTTTTCCTAAGAGTTTTTCAAGTTTTTCTAAATCTTTTTTTGAAGCCATGCCAGTTTCTTTTTTTGTTTTAAGAAGTTGAATTTGCTTTTCTTTTATTTTTTTTAACATAATTAGTATCCCTTTTTTTTAATCTTAAGAGAGTCTCTTCCACCTTTTTTCTTTTTCTTTTTCTTTGATGAATACATAGGACTACTTTAATTTAAGTGTACTTCTATAATTTTTTAATTTTGCTTTTTTCATTGCTTCCGTCATAATTTTTACATCAGAATCTTTCATTGTTCGAGATGGTGTTCTAATTGATTGACCCATATCTGCTGCTAAAGTTCTTAATTTATTAGCAAAAGGTTTTTTAGTTTTAAAGTTAAAAACTTTATCACCAGCCTTTATAGAATATGTTGCTGGTCTTCCAGTTATTTTATTTACTTTTTTTTCTTTAGTCATAATAATAAAAAAAAGGGTATCTAATAATAAGATACCCTATAAATTGAAATTAAGAAGCAGATAGCTTGATTGCTGCTGCACACTCAGGACGAAGGATTCCGTGACCTAGAGCATATTTAGCAACCATCAATGTACCTTGATACATGATACCGTAGTCCTGACCACTGATCTCAGTTGTCATGTCCATTAGTTTAACTGTTCCCACAGCAGACTTATGGAAGACAAGACCAATAGTTTTACTATCGTCACCAGCATAGCTGTTATTTGTTCCAGACACTTCACCTGAAACGTTTGACTGAGGTATGTTATTAGACTTCAGAATTGGTATTCCAGCTATTTGCTGTACATTACCAGAAGCAAACGAACCATTACCTCCACCTGGGTTAAAGTCAACATCTACAGTTCTTGTAGCAGACTCAGCAAGTTTGTAGTACTCAGCAGGTGGTAATACACAGAAACGATCTGTTGGAGGGATGTCTCTCTCGTCAAATGTTTGTGCAATATCATAGATAGCTGCTGCTATCTCATCACCTGATACGTTTGCTGAAGCTGTATTACCAGAACCAAGAGTTAAGGTAAGTCCACCAGCAGGGCCAGTAATTGTTGAAGATGCACGACTCGCATTTGCGATTACCTTGGCAACGTTTTCATCATACGTTTTAGCTAAAGCCTTACCTAATTCATCAGCGTAAGTTGCCCTTACATCGTAATGGTTCTTAAGCTCTTCTAGGTTGCTTACAAATGCCTGTGAAATAAGTAGATCATCAATAGAAATAACTCTTTCACCTGCTCTGATTTGGTTAGCACCAACTAATGGGTTGCCTGGTGTGTGATAAGCAGCAGTTGCTGTTCCTGTTACAGGGAACTGTGCTGATTTACCTGAGGTTATTGTACGAACAGAGTGTAATGCTTCATTGAAGATGTTATTACGAGCAAATGCTGTAAGAACTTCTCCTGAAAACACTTTCAAAAACAGTGCGTCAAAGCCTGTTCCTGAATTATCGACAAGTCCCAGGCGTGAAACTGTGGCGTTAGCCATAATTTAAACTCCTTTGGATTGATTTAAAAAATTGAGAAACTAACTTCACTATTGTCTGTTCTCTCAAGTGGTATCTGACGCATCAGGCACTTTTGATATTAAGATTTTCGTTTTGTTAAGTTTATACTGAACCGCAATTCCACTTGCGTAATGCAAGAGCTTTGCGTGTCAACTCACCATCTTTCTTTAACG